GGACATTAGATAACAGAAGGTGGTTAGACGTATGAATTTAAGAGATTGGGAAGAACATATTGATCGCGAGTATCAATCTGAAAAAAGAAATGCATCAGACATTAATGAGCATCTACATACACTACGTGAGTTAGCAATGGATTGTACTCATGTAACTGAAATGGGATCACGTTTTGGTGCATCAACAAAAGCATTTTTAAATGCACCAGTAAGTCTTAGAGCTTACGACTTAGAAATTCATCAGCCTCTTATGGATCTATTTAAGATTGCTCGTAAAGCAGGTAAAGATGTAGAATATATCAAAGGCAACACTCATGCAGTATTGATTGAATCCACTGATATGCTCTTTATCGATACATGGCATTCGCAAGCCCAATTAAGAGAAGAACTTAAACTGCATGGTAATGTTCCTCGTAAATATCTTGCTTTCCATGATACTCATACATATGGAGTACGTGACGAACAACAAGATTGGGCTGCTAATCCTAATAGGAAAGCTGTTGCAGGACAAGGTCTATTACCAGCTATTATTGATTTTGTAATTGCAAATCCGCATTGGCATTTTAAAAGTCATGCATCAAACTGTAATGGTTTAACTGTACTAGAGAGAAGAGGGTAAAATGAAAATCGTTGACTGCTTTCCGTGGTTCGCTCCTTATGGAGAAGAAATACTTCAATTGAGAATAAACCTTTTGAAGGATCATGTAGATAAATTTATTATTGTTGAAAGTAATAAGACTCATAGTGGTCAGCCAGTAGAGCGCAAGTTTGGCGAGGTTGCTCGTAAACTTGGTCTGCCTATTGAAAAGATCATATATGTAGAACATGATATTCCTGACGTAGATGATCTAGAAATACTAGACATCGATAGAAAAAATGCTGGAGTAAATAGAGGTAACAGAGATTCCGTATTTGCTCGAGCTCGTGAAAGACTGCAGAAAGATGCAGTAATGGATGCATTAGATCAGTTTGATAAACGTGACGTATTCATCTATGGTGATGCTGACGAAATTATCAATCCTCGACATATTCATTGGGTTGCTAAGCAATGTCAAAGCCATCCAAACATAATCATTAAAGTTCCATTAGTATATTTGCAAGGTCGTGCAGATTTAAGAGTACATCATAGAGATGGTAAACCTTTAATCTGGAAACGAGCTATGTTCTTTGCCACAAAAGAACAACTACAATATTTTAAATTAAGTAATATTCGTTGTGGTAATATTCATGTTCCTGTGAGATTTCCAACTGATAAAGGTATTATTCAAGAAGATATGGGTTGGCACTTTGCATGGATGGGAACTAATGCTCAACGTCAAACAAAAGCAGATTCATTTGCTCATGCCTTTGATAACTTTGAATGGCATACAGAAGAAGGTGGATATTCAGATTATAAGAAATTCGTGGATACCACAGAGCCAGTAGAAGGCGCTATTGCTCCAGATAGCAATGTTGACCATGTACTAAAACGTTACCCTCATTCGGAGTTACCACCGTTGATTTTTGAGACGCCATTTATTAAAGAATTTCTACTACCAGATGTAAAACTAGAACAAACATATGCATTTAATGATTGCTCATGTTATTGGTGTGAAAAGCTTGAATGGCCGTTGATGTATGATCTCGAAGATAATAATGAAAGACTATGGTTTGAAGTTCCACGTAGTTGCTCAGTTACAGTTAAAGAAAGCTTTCCAAAACGTAAGCAAGTAATGCGATACACTAAGATGTATAAACGTTTAGTAGAAGAAAAGCGTGTACCTATTATGGTATTCACTGATCCAATTGAAAGGTTTATTTCTTTAATTAACGTTTACTTGACTGATAAGCAACGATATTCTGATTATGGTAAAGATGTGTTTAGTACAATTGATGTAGATATTTCTCAACTTACTAGGAAAGAAAAGATCAAGATGTTCTTCTCAAATCTAAATAAGATTACATCTAACCATCAGGTTCACCACTTCCACCCACAATGCCGGTTTGTTGATACAGAAAGTTTCGAACAAATTGAAGTTATTAAGCGTGAAGATGTGAATGATTACTTTGGTATTACTGCAAGACATAATGTTACTGATAAAGATATTACAGTAGATGATTTTACTGAAGAGCAAATAGATTTTATCAAAAGAGCATATGCTAGCGACTACGCATTCTTTAAAAAGTATGGAAAATCAAATGGCAAGACTAAAAGTAAACGAAAAAACAGTTGAAGGTCTACTAGCTGAGGTAGATTACCACAAGAAAGCTAAGGCTGAGGTTCTCAGAGAGAATGATTCTCTGAGGACTGACAACTCTATGTTATCAGAAATTCTCACAGACATGACAGGCGATGATAGTTACTGGAAAGACGATCCAGCCACTAATTCTATGCGCTGGCGCGTAAAAAACTTGCTAAATAACATAAAAAGGGGTTGACATTACTGCAAGAATAGTTTATAGTAGTAGTATAAACAAAATAAAGAGGCAGTTATGACAATCAAAAACCTAATCATTACGACAGTTTCTGCGGCAATGACAGCTACTATGCTTATTGCTCCAGTATATGCAACAGTTCAACACGAAAATCGTTTGGCAGATGAAGCAGAAACTGAATGCTTAGCTTTAAACATATATTACGAAGCACGTAGCAGCAATCTAGCAGATAAAGCAGCAGTAGCCGACGTAGTCATAAATAGAACACAAGACCGTAGGTACCCAAACACGATTTGTGGCGTTGTTCAAGACGGATACAAAGCTAATCGTAGAGACTGTCAGTTCTCTTGGTACTGTGACGGCAAAAGCGACATTCCTCAAGATCAAGATCGTTGGATGGAAGCACAATCTATTGCTTTCTCAATGATTGCCTTTGGAGATTACCGTGGCATTACTGAAGGTGCCACTCACTATCATGCCACTTACGTAGATCCATTCTGGGCTTCAAGCCTTCAAATGGTTGGACGTATTGGACAACACATTTATTACCGTTGGGAGAATTAATTGAAAAAAATTACAAACAGACCAGTAGACATCATGGACTTACTGAAGCCGCCTTTGAATCAAAACCAGCGGATTATTACAAAGCATGCAGTAAACATCTATGAATTCTATGTAAGTGGAGACATTGAGTCTTCTGAAGACTACATTGAATGGTTTGACATTATTCGTAGTGCTGCTAAAAATGATATTTTAAAGTTTTATATTAACTCTTCAGGTGGCGACTTGTTTACTGCTATTCAGTTTATGAGAGTACTACATGAAACAGAAGCGCAGATTGTGGTATCAGTAGAAGGTGCATGTATGAGTGCAGCAACATTGATTTTCCTATGTGGACATCAGTTTGAAGTATCACCACATTCTATGTTTATGTTCCATAACTATTCATCTGGAGTAGTTGGTAAAGGTGGCGAAATGTATGATCGCTTATCTCATGAAAAAGGTTGGGCTAAACGTTTGCTCGAAGATGTGTATTCTGATTTCTTAACAGATGAAGAAATTACATCTATTCTAAATAACAAAGATATTTGGATGGATGGAGATGAAGTCATTACACGTCTAAATACTAAAGTTGAAGCTATGGATGCACAAGCAGAACTCGAAGAAGAGGCTGAAAAAGCAAAAGCTGAACCCAAAAAGAAACCCACCAAGAGAAAGGCTAAATGAGAGTAAGAGCATATAATAAAGAAACAGGTGTATTAGTAGCAGATTACATTTTTGAAAATGTACAAGAAGCATGCACCTTTTTAGATGCAATGATTAAAAAAGGTTATAATACAGAAATGGAGAAAGTAAATGTCTGATGAAAAATATATTGTAGTGACTGCAACATCTACACATCGTATGCGTTATTGTATTCCTGTAAGTGAACTACAAAAGCTAAATACAGATGTGGATATTACAAATGATATTCCAAAGCAAATCGAATGGGCTAATGATAGTGTTTCGTCTGAAGAGATTAAAGAATTCTCTCAGCATTATATTGGAGAAAATATTGTAGATACTTTCATCTTAGATGAAGAAAGAATGCTTATGATGTTTGATCGTGATAATGAATATTTAGCTGATTGGCCAAAGAATAAGAAAATTGAATACGTGCATGACTGGAAAGAAGCAATCACATGGAAGAATAAATGAAAATACAAATAGCAGGATACGGGTTTGTTGGAATGGCCCATGCACTAGCTTTACAGTCTAGTGGGATAGATGTACATATTTACGATCCTTATAAAGGATATAAAGAATGGTGTGATGATTGCGATGCGATTATTATTGCTGTAAGTACACCTCAAAATACTGACGGTTCCTGCGACATGTCTAATGTTTATTCTTGTGTAGAAGCAGCAGGTGTTCATAATCCTGATGTACCTATTTTAATTAAGTCTACAATCTCATTAGATGGTTGGAGATTAATCAACAGATCTTATCCTCAAATTAATGTAACTTTCTCACCAGAATTCCTCAGAGCTAAACATGCATTAGAAGACTTTAAAAATCAGACTGCTACCATGATAGGTGGCGGTCATATTGGCTTTTGGATAGACGTCTTAAGTTCATCTCTTGGAACAGATGTAGATGTTGGAGATCCTGAAGTGTTGATATTGACTAAATACTTTCGTAACTCGTACTTAGCAACAAAGGTAGCTTTCTTTAATCAGATGTATGATATCTGTGAAGCTGCTGGAGTAGACGGAAAAAAAGTGTTGACAAACACCGCAAAAGATGATAGAATAGGTATAAGTCACACAGCAATTACAGAGGAACGTGGTTTTGGCGGGCATTGTTTTCCTAAAGATACCTCTGCACTTTGTCAAGCAGCTAAAGAATTTGGTGAACCTATGACTATACTTGAAGCAGCTAGGGAATATAACGATAAAATACGTAGGATTAAAGAATGAAATATGGTATAACATTTAGCACTTTTGATCTATTGCACGCTGGCCATGTCCAGATGCTTAGAGAGGCCAAGGATCAGTGCGATTATTTAATATGTGGCCTGCAAATGGACCCATCTCTAGACCGAGCTGAGAAGAATGCACCAGTGCAAACTGTTGTAGAACGATACACTCAACTAAAAGGTCTTCGATATGTTGACGAAATCATTCCATATAATAATGAGAAAGATGTTGAAGACATATTAACAATGTACGATATTGATGTTAGAGTATTGGGAGAAGAATATCGAGAGTTGGATTTTACCGGCAAGGATATCTGCAAGAAGCGGGGTATTCAGCTGTACTTTAATAAACGCGACCACCGCTTCTCATCAAGTGACTTACGGAAGCGAGTATGTGAAAGGGAGGCAAAATGACTTTAATTTATGAAAATGACGGTAGAGATGTTTACCAGCGAGAGTTTGGTGCACCTTCTTCTACTAGAGTAAAAACTAAACACCAACTGGAGTTTGAATTCATGGAAACAAACGATATTGTTAAAAATGATATTTACGATACAACTGCAATTATTAAACAAGATAGTTTAATGGAAAGTCATCTGCATAATTTAGCTGCACAGAGTGACGGCGAGTTAATGAGCAGAATTGCTGAAAGGTTTTCAAAGCTTACACGAGCAGCACATAATCGTAAACATTGGACGGGGCACGAGTAATGATAAATTGGACCTTATTTGCTGTACACCTTTTAACAACTGGTGCTATAAATTATGATAAAGAGTTAGTGGGAATGCATGGCTTTGAAACAAGATATGAGTGCGAAGCAATTCGTACAAAAGTACTTGAGATTATCCCTGCGCCACCTTTACAAGATCTAAGATGTTTGAGGACTGACCAAATATGAGAAGATTTATCTTTGATGTAGACGGTACTCTAACACCAAGCCGTAGCGTAATCGATCCTGAATTTAAAGATTGGTTTATTAACTTTATTATTAACAACAAAGTGTGGCTTGTGACTGGTAGTGACTATCCAAAAACATTAGAACAACTTGGCGCTGAGATATGCGAAAACGTTGTTACTTCTTATAACTGCCAAGGTAATGATATTTGGAGCAGAGGTAAACGTGTAAATGTTAAATCTTTTAATCCACCTAAAGAGCTATATGATTTGATGAATGGATGGCTACAAGCAAGTGGGTTTCCTCTTCGTACTGGTACACATATTGAAGAACGTCGTGGTATGATTAATTTTTCAATCGTAGGACGAGGTGCTACTCCAGAAGAAAGAGCTGAATATGTTGTGTGGGATCTTGCAAATCGTGAAAGAGAAAGCATAGCACTTGAGATAAATACTAAATTCAGTGGTATTACTGCAACAGTTGGTGGTGAGACAGGTCTTGATATACATAATACAGGTGCAGATAAAAGCCAAATCCTAGAAGATTTTAATGAAGATGATGATATACGATTCTTCGGAGATCGAATGGAACCAGGCGGAAATGATGCTCCTCTTGCAAATGCAATTAAAAAAGGTAAAAACTATCACGTAAAAGACTGGCGTGATACATGGAAATTATTGAAAGAATTTTAAATGTTTACGATTGAAATGGATTGGGATGAAACAGCTATTACTATTTTAGATGAAACCGGCCAATATGAAGATTTAGAAATTATGATGTATGACGATATTTGTTATATGAGACAATTTCTCGAAGACACAAACAAGTATAGTCTCATTGCTATTACACCTGAGATGATGTACGAATTTATGAAGTCATTTAAGTTGCCAGAAGGCGCTTACTTAGTAAAACACAAATAGGAGAAAACAATGGTTATTATTTACGGCAAACCAAGCTGTGGTTTTTGCACCAAAGCAAAAAACTTTTGCACAGATAGGCAGCTAGAATTCACATATAAAGATGTTCAGAACGAAAGCTTTATGACTGAGCTAAAAGATCTTTACCCAGATGCTCGTTCGGTTCCACAAATCTTTATTGGATCAGACCGTATCGGTGGTTATACTGAGTTAGTTACTTATGTAGAAGATACTGGCTACAACGGTACAGGTCTTACTCTTTAAAGTAAAGTTGTTATAGTGTAGATCATACTAGTAATGAAAAGTGCTGCGATTACAAGTTCTAATGTAAAGTCAATGTTAATTTTGTTCATATAATATATACCTCCGTACTATATATGCAAAATAATTAAAAAAAGCCTTGACATTCGTATTACATTTTGTTATTATGGTTATATCAAACGGAGGATGATATGAGGACTGTGCACTACGTAGGGATGGATGAGGCAACTTATCTTCGAGCACGTAGAGTGTTTGGAGGTCCGGCATACTATCACAAAGTTATGGACGACAGAGTCTTTACTGAAGTTGCTCCTGATGATGTGGTAGTTATTGATAATGAGCGGCACAGCCCTTACGTATGGGATGCTTCCGCAGTTGATAGGAGATATACAGAATGAGTATGCATATGATCAAAGGCGTGCAAGTGCACGGTAATGGTAAGAAAAACAAAAAGAAACTTGACATGAAAGAAGTTGAGCTTCAGTGGCGTCGTTACAATAAAGACATGCGCCGTAAAAACATGCATAATTGTCAATTCAAAGCGCTTGACGATTTTGTTAATTATATATCAGGCACTATGCCTAAAAGAAAAACGGAGTTTAAACAATATGAAGCGCCCAAATCGTATGTCCGCAACACAGAGACACATCCGTCTGCAACAGCAAAGACGTCGGATACAGTTCCATCACATGCCACAAAACGAGAAAGCCAAAAGTACACAGGAGATCTCATCGTCGGTATCGCCACAATGCATAAGTCCAATCTCGTTCCGATCATGCGAGGAACTAACGAAGCAAAAGATGTAGCAGCAATGCGCAGATAACTCCTATAAATATCCTTATAGTTAACTATGGGGATATTTTTTTATGTGGATCTACAAAGGTGAAACATTCACTTCTGAGATGATTGAAGACTGGGTTGGTTTTGTATATTTGATTACAGATAAATCAAATGATATGAAATACGTTGGTAAGAAATTACTTACTTCTAAACGGAAGCTACCACCGCTTAAAGGTAAGAAAAGAAGAAGAACAGTAATAAAAGAAACTGATTGGATGAAATATTATGGCTCTTCTGAAGAAGTTAAGTTAATGGTAGAAGAAAAAGGTGCAGATAACTTTCACAGAGAAATCTTAACCTTATGTAAAAGTAAAGGTGAACTTGGTTATTTAGAAGCCAAGTACCAGTTTGAGAACGACGTTTTGTTACGAGATGATTTTTATAATGGCATTATTCAATGTAAAATACATAGAAACCATGTAAGATCATTAAAAAAAGTGAAATAAACAGTTGACATTTCTTTTGAAGTATGATATTATAGTTATATTAAATGAATGGAGAATAGATTATGATAGTAACACGCAAAAGCGCATTGACAGGAAAAGTACGTACTAAAAATATACCTGTACACCAGCGCGATATCGCAGAATATGAAGCCGGTTTCGTAAGTGCTTCAGAAGTATTTCACTACTTATCTAGTGCAGACCGCGAGTTTGTTATGTGTGGTATTACAGATAACGAATGGAAATCTGCATTTTCTACAGAACTACAAAAGATCGTTAACGATAAATTCGGAGTTACGGCTTGATAATATTGTTTAATGGTCCTCCTCATTCAGGCAAAGATATGTCTGCTGATTACTTTAAGAAGCAAGGTTTTAAACACCTTTCTTTTAAGTATCAGTTATATAAAGAAACTTGTAAATACTTTAATTGTAATTACGAGTGGTTTATGGAGAGATATGATGATCGTTCTTTAAAAGAAGTTCCTCATGTGGATCTAGGTCATATGTCATGTCGTGAAGCTATGATTTATGTTTCAGAAGAAGTGATTAAACCTAAACATGGTTTAGATTACTTTGGCAAACAAGTTGCAGCTGAAATTGATGTGACAAAAGACTATTGCATATCAGACGGCGGGTTCATTGATGAGCTCGTTCCCGTACTTAAACGAGTTGGTTCAGAGAATTTTGTTCTTGTCCAGATTACAAGAGAAGGACATGATTTCTCTTCAGACTCACGTAGATATTTTAATTCTAAGAAATTAGTTAAAGAATATGTGCTTGGATCGAAAACAGCTGTTGACAAACAATATGTTTTGGATTATAACTTTAATGTGAACCTTTATAGGGTTCATAACAACTCAACCATCGAGGCGTTTGAAGAGACGCTTCAAGACATCTTAATAAATACTCACATGGAGCTTACATAATGACTATTACACTTGATAAAGACCTAATCAAAACACAACTACACGCAGGAACATGCACAGTTGTATTTACTAAAGCAAATGGCGATGAGCGTACTATGGAATGCACACTACAAGAAAGTGTATTACCTCCAGCCAAAAAAGAGGACCCACTTACACAAAAGAAAGTTCGCGCAGTAAGCGACGCTGTCTGTGTAGTGTATGACGTAAATGCCGAAGGATGGCGTTCATTTCGTTGGGACTCTGTAAAAACATTTACTGCATAAACGGAGATATACTAAAATGAGTATGATTTACAAGGGTGCTATCGTAGAGTCTGAGCTATCAGCCAACTCTAACGGTGGTACCGAAATGATGAGGGCGAGACTTCTAGAAAGAGCAGAGCCTGAATTGCTAGAGAAAGTAGCAGTTCACTTCTCTCGCCCTCGAGAAATTCCAAAAGATGTGGAAAACATTTTGTACTGCCACGATCTTGCAGAGGATCCTGAAAACAACATTCTATTGAATGCTGGTTGGAATAAATTTGCTAAGCTCGTTTTTGTATCGGCTTGGCAACGAGATCAATACATTATGCATTACAAAATTCCATACTCTAAATGTATGGTAATCCCAAACGCTATTGAAAAGCGTTATGAAGCTGAAGAAAAGAATACTGAAACTATTCGCTTCATTTACCACACAACACCACATCGTGGTTTAGAACTCGTGTATCCTGTCATTGATGCACTATCAAAAGAATACCCGAATATCCATTTAGATGTGTATTCATCTTTTGCTATCTATGGTTGGGTCCAACGTGACGAACCATATAATGACTTATTCAAGAAAATCCATGAACATCCAAACATGACGTATCATGGATCCGTACCTAACAAACAGGTACTTAGCGCTTTAGATAAGGCAAACATATTTCTATATCCAAGCACTTGGAAAGAAACATCTTGTATTTCCCTTATTGAAGCTATTAGAAGCGGGTGTGTATGTATCCACCCCAATTTTGGTGCACTACCGGAAACAGCAGCAAATGCGACAATCATGTATGATTATGATGAAGATCCATCACGACATGCTAACCTTGCTTTTGCAATTACAAAGTCTGTTCTGGAACACCAGAAGAACGACCCACATTTCTTAAATAGATTTTCAAGGTCAGATCGTTTTGGGCTAGTACCAAATGACATCAATACCTTTCATAATCTATGGAATAAATTACTAAGGGAAGTTCTAAATTAACTGTTGACATTTACAAGTACTTGTGTTATAATAGTACTTGTAAATTAAACTAAAATCAGAGAAAATATTATGGCAATCTTAGTAGATTATAATCAGGTTATCCTAGCCTCGCTATTCGCGAGTATTGGTAATCACACTGACGTGGCGGCGGATGAAAGCATCATTCGTCACATGTTCCTGAATTCATTGCGAGCTAATCGTAAGAAATTCACTGAAGAATATGGTGAAATCGTTATTTGTGCAGATGGTAAAAATACCTGGCGCAGAGAAGCATATCCGTATTACAAAGCAAACCGTAAAAAGTCACGAGACGAATCCGGTATGGATTGGGGTGCTTTGTTTGAAATCATGAACAACATTCGTTCAGAGATCAAAGAATTCTTTCCATATAAAGTAATTCATATTGACCATTGTGAAGCAGACGATATTATTGGCACAGTGTGTCATGAAAATGGATCAGAGCTCAACATCGGTTCAGAAAAGTTCTTAGTTTTATCTGGAGATAAAGACTACATTCAATTGCAAAACTATGCAAATGTAGATCAGTACGACCCAATTCGAAAGCGTTGGATCCGTAATGATAATCCAGTAAATTATCTTAAAGAGCATATTCTTAAAGGTGATTCAGGCGACGGTGTACCAAACATCTTGTCACCAGATAACTGTTTAGCAGTTGGTGAACGCCAAAAAGCTATGACTAAAAAGCGTCTTGCTCTTTACTCAGAAGGTCCTATAAATATGGATGAAGAGACTCTTCGTCGCTTTCATCGTAATAAGATGATGATTGACTTGCGGGAAATACCTAAAAGCTATCAGGATCAAATTATGAGTGAATACAACACAGAAAAACAAGTTGGCCGTGAGCAGTTGTTTAACTTCTTTGTAAAGAAGAAACTTAAGCACCTCATTACAGATATACAGGATTTTTAATAATGGCAATACGTATTTCTATTACAGAAATTTTAGACAAAACTGCAGAGTTCAAACAAAAAGCTGACAAGATCAATTGGCTTAAAGAGAACGACAATCCTGCACTAAGAACTATCTTATCTTATACATATGATAGTAATATTAAATTTATAATTCCAGATACTCCTCCACCTTGGAATAAGAATGAATTTGAAGATGAAGCAAAGTCTCTATTGTATAGAGAAGCTCGTCGTCTAAAAATATTCATTGAAGGTGGTGGGTACGACCAATTAAAACAGATTAAGCGTGAACAACTTTTTATTAGCTTACTCGAAGATGTAGATAATGATGATGCTGAAACACTGTGCAAAATGATACAAAAGAAACCATTCAAAGGTATCACTAAGAAAGCAGTAATGGAAGCATTTCCAGATTTAATTCAAGAATAATAGCTAACAGAGGATTATGATTAAATGTCCAAGAAAACCAGAAAGTCGTTTCGCGAGACTTGGGATGATGACGAATGGGGCGAAGATCAAAGAGATAAAAAGCGCTACGATGTGACTAAACGTAAGCGCAAACAAGCCCGTGAACAGAAGTTTTCAGACCGTTGGTTCGATGAAGATATGAACTTAAAACGAACAAAAAAGTAATTATTTTATAAGCCATTGATTTCCTTACAATCTTTTTTCAAATAAAATGAAAAAAACAGTTGACAAACACATGAAACTTAGATATAATATATATACAAGATGAAAAAATGATGTTAAACTTAAATAAGGAAACTACACTATGAAAAATACAACTCAATTCGCACAGTTCGACAAAACAACTCTTAAAGCTCTTCGTGCTGAAATGCAAGAAGTACTTAACAAGTATGCAGTATCAGCTAACTTAGATGTTTCAGTTGGTAACATGTCTTATTCAGATGCTGAAGTTACTATCAAAGTTGGTGCTAAAATCAAAGGTGCAGTTACTATGACTGATCGCATCCTTGAAGGTGAAGTTACTCGATACGGTTTAAAAATGAAGAACTCAGCTGGTGATACTATCACTGGTTACAACACACGAGCTGGTAAGTATCCTTTCCAGTACACATGTGGATCAACTGGTAATCGCTACAAGTGTTCTACTGTTCAAGCCAAATTAAAATTTGGAATGTAAAAAAATTAAAAAAGGGGGTTGACATTCAATCCCCTTTTTGTTATAATATGCTATATAATGAAAGAAAGTGAGATAATATGCTAAATGAAAAAGTAATTTTAACAGACGTAGATGGAGTCCTTCTTGATTGGGCTTACGCATTTACGCAATGGATGGAGCGTCATAACTTTGAGATGCTTCCAGGCGGTCATAAAGAATATGACGTCAATAAGCGTTACAATCTTACTACTGCTGAAAAAGAACGTATTGTTCGTATGTTCAACGAGTCTGCATGGATTCGAAAGCTGCCTCCACTACGAGATGCAGTAAAGTATGTTCGTAAGTTACATGAGGAACATGGATATATTTTCCGTGCAATCACCTCTCTAAGTACTGACTCATACGCTGGTCATCTTCGTACTAAGAACTTAATCGAATTATTTGGTCCAACGGTTTTCGAATCGTACGTCTATTTAGATACTGGAGCTGATAAAGATGATGCTCTAGAAATGTACCGTGATAGTGGATGTTGGTGGGTAGAAGATAAACCACAAAACGCTCTTCTCGGTCAATCAATTGGACTAGAGTCAATTCTCGTAGATCATCCTTTCAATCAAGACTGTACTGGCGTTCGCCGTGCTAAAAATTGGAAAGAAATTTATGAAACAATTGTAGGTTACTAAGAACTACAACGTATAAATAAAGTTAAGCACAACCACTTAATTTGACATGGATCAGTGAGGCGACCTTATGTGCTTAGGGCGCCTTTTTACATTAAGGAGCTTAAATGCCCACATATACATTCGAAGATATTAACACCGGAGAACGACAAGATCAGTTTATGAAAATTTCAGAACTCGACACCTTCCGCGATGATAATCCTCACCTAAAATCTATTATTACTGGCGCACCCTCCATTGGCGATCCAATCCGTCTTGGCTTGAAAAAGCCTGATGACGGTTTTCGTGATGTACTCAAAAACGTTCAACACCATCACAAAAAGGATAATATCAACACTTGGTAGAGTCCTTTAAAAGGAGATCCGATTTATGGCAAAACAAAGAAGACTATCCCGTAAAGAAAAAGCCCGCCTAGAAAGACAAGATGAGCATATGGTAGGTATCTTAAATCAAAGATTTATGATGCGACAAATTAAACCACTCACTGCCACACAAGGTACACTATTTTCATCATACAACAGGGGGTACAATCTAGCCGCGATCGGAACAGCAGGTACTGGAAAAACAATGTGTGCTATGTATTTGGCACTCAGCGATGTAATGCAAAGAGGAGGTTACGAAAAAGTCATCGTAATACGTTCTGCAGTTCAGACGCGAGAACAGGGATTTATGCCTGGTTCGCTACAACAAAAAGAAGCTGTATTTGAAACACCGTACACTGATATCGTAAACGATCTTTTCGGGAGGGGAGATGCATATCAGATACTTAAACAAAAAGGGATGATTGAGTTTAAGACTTCATCATTTGTACGAGGACTTACTTTCGACAATGCAATTATTATTGTCGACGAATGCCAATCAATGACGTATCATGAACTTGATACAATCATTACAAGGGTTGGCGAATCATCAAAAATTATTTTCTGTGGAGATACGAGACAAGACGATTTAGAAATTTCAAGAAATAGATCAGACATTTCAGGATTAGCACATTTCTTAACTGTTCTTAAACGTGTAGACTCTTTTAATATGATTAAATTTACACCCGCTGATATCGTAAGATCGGGTTTAGTAAAAGAATATATATTAGCAAAAGAGCAACTCGAAGCAGCTTAAATAAATTAAAGGGAGTGAGAGTGGCCTTCGGGCCATTTTTACTTTGGGAGGAAAGAATATGCCAGGAATAGCAAGAAAAGGTATCGATAGAAATGTCGGTCACGCATCACCTACACCAAACCCGTTTCACAACTCGCCGGGCGCAGTGGCAGGTCAAACAAAAGTTAAAGTAAATGGTTTCTTAGCAATGACCAATATGGGCAGTTATGCCTGTGGAGATAATGCTGTTGGTGGATCAGCAAAGGTTACTGCTGGTGGATTTCCAGTTCATAGATTACTTGATGCTACATCAGGTCACGGGTCATTTCCACCAAACGCATGTGCATCAGGTTCACTTAATGTTATAGCTTTCTAAATGCCAAAGCCAGACTATCTTTCACTTTTTGCTCAGTTAGAGGTTGAGACAGATCCAGTACAGCGTCAAGCTTTATTAGATCAGTTATACAACTTTGCACCTCCTGTTCCCTTACCTGAAGGAGAAACAGTTGAGGATTACTTATTATCAGATGAAGAGATAGAAAAGTTTGGATATGTAAATGATGATTATGTACAACCAAATCCAGGAACAGAATACGCTGAAGTTGATGCGCTGTTTGTTTTACCAGACTACGTAGCTGAAGGTTATATAAATATAGAAAATAATGCTATTTCACCGTACTATGTTGAAGGTTATGCAGAAGAAGGCTTTGTAGTCTTGGGTGGTTCTGTTGGCGGATATATTGCGTATGTCGGTAAATACTATAATGATCTAGGGGAAAGCACTTAAAATGGCTATTATAAAACGCGGCGATAAAGGCTCAGCATTAACATATAATGAAATGGACGATAACTTTGATGCTATCGCCCCACGTGACAGCGCAACAGGAGCTATACAAATACCAACAGGAAGCTCGGCAGAACAGCCAACATCTCCTGCAACTGGTATGTTTAGGTACAACACTTCATTAAACTCTTTTGAAGGATATTCAGGTGGAGTATGGGGTTCAGTTGGATCAGGTGGCTCAGGCGGTGGTGGTCAAAACAACCAAAACGCTTGGTCAGAATTCATTGTATCAGGTCAAACTAATGTAGCAGCAGATACAGCAACAGATGCAATTACTCTGGTAGCTGGTACTAATATGACTATTACTACCGATGCTGCCGGTGATAGTATAACATTTAATGCAGCGTTTAGCCAAGATTTCTCATACGGTTCACTTACTGGTGCACCAGCAGTTCCATCGGATCTTACAGATTTAGGTATCTCTGATGGTACTAACGGACAGGTTTTAGGAACAGACGGCAACGGTAACTTTACATTTACAAACCAAACAGGTGGTGGGGCGCCAGGTGTTCAAGGTTTTACAGGTATTCAAGGTGCACTTGGTACTACACTTCAGGGTATTCAAGGTACAGCTGGTACGCCAGGTAATCCGGGCAATCCAGGCGTAGATGGCGATCCTGGTGTTCAAGGACCTGCAGGTTCTATTCAAGGTATACAAGGTTTATTAGGAACAGGAGTCCAAGGTACTTCAGGTGCTGACGGAGACGGTAATCAGGGTGCACAAGGTACTCAAGGTTTAACTGGTTCTGGTGGACAAGGCGATCCTGGCGAAATTGGTGCTCAAGGCTTCCAAGGTTTTCAAGGACCAGCAGGATTTGCACAAGGTACTCAAGGTGTTCAAGGTGGGCCAGGCGCAGCTGGGTTTGGTATTCAAGGTAACCAAGGTGTTCAAGGTGGCGGCGGACAAGGTGTTCAAGGACCTCTTGGACCAGCAGGATTCGGACTTCAAGGTTCGCAAGGTGTGCAAGGTAATGATGGACCATTAGGACCTCCAGGCGCTGGTGCTCAAGGTACTCAAGGTACGGCCGGAGAAGTTCAAGGTGTTCAAGGTACTGAAGGCGATGGCATTCAGGGTTTCCAAGGTTTCCAAGGACCATCAGGTTCAACTCAAGGTGTTCAAGGTAACGCGGGTATTGGTGACGATGGCGCACAAGGTATTCAGGGTACATCTGTACAAGGTTTAACAGGATTCGGACTTCAAGGTGCGCAAGGTACTGATGGTATTCAAGGTACACAAGGTATTCAAGGTAATGATGGATTTGGTATTCAAGGTCTGCAAGGTACTACTGGTTTCCAAGGTTTCCAAGGCGTAACACTTCAAGGTCTACAAGGTGAATCAATACAAGGTACTCAAGGTGCTCAAGGAGCAGCAGGCGCTGAAGGAGACGAAGGCGCGCAAGGTATTCAAGGTACTGAATTACAAGGCTTACAAGGTAATCAGGGTACTAGTTTCCAAGGTATTCAGGGTAACGAAGGCTTATTTGGTCAGCAAGGTACTCAAGGTTTACAAGGTTTAGAAGCACAAGGTATTCAAGGTCAGCGCGGAGAAGTTGGTCCATCTGGCGGTGCACAAGGTATTCAAGGTATTGAAGGTGTTGGTATCCAAGGACCATCAGACGGTGCTGACGGTGTTCAAGGTATTCAAGGTCCTGCTGAAGCTGGTACACAAGGTATTCAAGGAACAGGCGGTGTACAAGGTGACACTGGTATTCAAGGTCCTTCTAACGGACCACAAGGTACTCAAGGCGTATTAGGTTTACAAGGTTTAACTGGTGCAGGTAATCAAGGTGTTCAAGGAACTCAAGGTGTACAAGGTGATAGCGGT